TGTTTCTTTACTTACACAACTTCAGTTAAACGATAGGTTAATTATTAGAGACAAACGTTATATGATTAACGAAATGCAAAGCGACTTAACTACAGGCGATGTATCATTCACGTTAATTAGCGACTTCGCACAAGTTAAGCCAATTAAGTTAGTTAACACACCTACAGGAACAGGAAACACTTTACGTTTTGCAATCTTATTTACAAACGGAGCAACACAAGTTAGAGTTGGAAAAAGCGCAAACGCAAGCAACGTTACTTTGTCAAGCGTATTATTTACAGCAGAAGGTTATTTAAACGTAACAGTTCCAATCAATGTAGCAAGAGTAATTACAATAACTTTAGAAACAGACTACACCAACGGAAACACGGACACAAACTATATTATAATAAACCAAGTATGATAAACAAAATAATTGAAATGCTTTTATTAAGTGATTTTTACGGAGAAAGTGAAAACATCGACATAGCAAAAGGTAAATATAAATTTACTACAAGCATAAAAGAACAATGGAAACAAGCACAACGCAAAAGGTTAATAGAAAAAAAACTAAAGAATAATGGCTGAAAAAAAAGTAATTGAATTAGAAGTAAGTTCAAATCTAGGCAACTTAAGGCAACAACTTAAACAAGCACAAATTGAAGTTCAAACGTTAGCCGAAAAGTTTGGAGCAACTTCAGACCAAGCAAGAGAAGCGGCAAAGAGAGCAGCCGAATTAAAAGACAGAATTGCAGACGCAAAAGCGTTAACTGATTCATTTAACCCTGACGCAAAGTTTAAAGGTTTAGGACAAGCACTTACAGGTGTAGCAGGTGGTTTTGCAGCCGTACAAGGTGCAATGGCTTTAGTTGGTAATCAAAGCGAAGAAGTAGAAAAAACTTTATTAAAAGTTCAAAGCGCAATGGCTTTAGCTGCAGGAATTGACCAATTAACTGAAGCAAAAGACGCATTTGTAAATTTAGGTAAAACTGCTGTTTCTGCGTTTAATTCAATTAAAGCTGCGATAGGTGGCACAGGAATTGGACTACTTGTTGTTGCATTAGGTGTTATTTATGAGTATTGGGATGACATAAGTAAAGCGGTAGGGTTTTCAACTAAAGAAACTGAAAAATATGCTAATCAACAAAAATTAATTGGTGAAGAAGCAAAAAAACAACGCGAAGAAGTAGCAAAGCAAAGTTCTGGGTTTGCTTCGTTAATTACACAATTAAAAGCAACAAATGTAAATTCTGAAGAACGAGTAAAATTAATTAAAAAAATAAATGATAACTACGGTACTACAATTAAAAACCTAAAGGATGAGACAAAATTTCAAAATTCTTTAAATATTGAATTAGCGAGTTATTTGCAATATCAAAAAGCAAAATATGCCTTACAAAAAAACGATGAATTAATACAAAAAAACCTTGCTAAACAAGATGACTTAAAAGCTAAAATATTAAAAACTGAAAAAGATATTGCTTTACAACAAAAACAAAATGCTGAAGACATAAAAAAAGCAAGTGCAACTTCTATTGGTGGTATTTCGGGTTTATCACAAACTGATAAAGCTTCTTTGTCAGCTTCAATTTCAATTTCAAAATTAAATAAAGAATTAGAAACAAACAAACAAAGTTTAAAAGACGCAGAAGAAAGATTTGAAAATTATGGAATAGCGTTAAATAAAGCAGAAAAAAATATTGACAAATTAACCGATGGCGGTAAAAAATATGTAGAGCAAGTTAAAAAAGAAGAACCAAAAGCAACTGAAGTAATAAAAAAAGAAAGAGACGAACAACTTTTTTTAACACGCAAACACTCTACAACTGTTATTTCTGAAGTAGTAGCTGAAGGAACTAAAAGACTTGAAGCAGAAAAATTAATATCTGATAAATCGATACAAATAGCAAAAGAAGAAGCAGAAAAAAAATCAGCTTTACAAAAAAAAGGTATTGATATGGCAATAGCGGCTTTATCTATTTTAAATGATGCTTTTCAAATGAGCGCAGGTAAAAGCGAAAAAGACCAACGTAAAGCGTTTAAGGCACAAAAAGCGTTTAACCTTGCTTCAGCTTTAACAAATACTTTTTTAGCAGTTACAGGCGCTTTAACAGCAGGTGGTAACCCAATTAAATTAGCAACAGGAATGCAATTTGTAGAAGCAGGAATAGCAGCAGCAGCAGGAGCGGTTCAAGTTGCAAAAATATCAAAGACACAATTTGAAGGTGGTGGAAGTTCAGCAAGTGGCGGTGGCGGTGGCGGTGGCGGTAGCGTTCCAACAGCTCCAACAATGTCAGCTCCACAATTTAACGTAGTTGGACAAAGTGGGGTTAATCAACTTGCAAGTTTAAACCAACAACCAATACAAGCTTATGTTGTTTCGGGTCAAGTAACATCACAACAGGCGTTAGATAGGAACAGGTTAGCAAACGCAACTTTAGGTGGTTAGAAAATACAACAAACAAACAATAATTTAATTAATATATTATGCGAATAGTTGAATTAATAATTGACGAAAAAGACGAAACAAGCGGAATAGACGCAGTTTCAGTTGTTGAAAGTCCTGCAATAGAAAGCGACTTTATAGCACTAAAAAAACACGAAATAGAGTTAAAAGAAGTTGATGCTGAAAAGCGTATTTTAATGGGAGCAGCTTTAATTCCTAACAAACAAATATACCGTAAGAACGACAAGAACGAAGAATACTATATTTACTTTTCTGAAGAAACGGTACGCAAAGCAAGTGAGTTATTTTTTATGAATAGCAACCAGAACAACGCAACTTTAGAACACAAACAAAAGTTAGACGGAATGTCGGTTGTCGAAAGTTGGATTACAGAAGGCAAGAACGACAAAAGCACGAACTACGGATTTAATTTTCCAAAAGGTACTTGGGTTATTTCTATGAAAGTAAACAACGATGAAATTTGGAACAAAGTAAAATTAGGCGAAGTAAAAGGATTTTCTATTGAAGGTTACTTTGCGGACAAATACGAAATGAGTTTAGTAAATGACGAGCAAATTTTAATGGACAAAATAAAAGAAATTATTTTAAATGGCGAAGCAAACTAACGTTAAAGTTCACCTTAAAAAACCGAAAGTTAAACGTGCACGTTAAAGTTCACCTTAAAAAACCGAAAGTTAAACGTGCAGGAGTACACGCAAAAACACGAAATAGCAAATTAAAGTCAAGTAAAAATTATACTAAAACTTATACACGACAAGGACGTTAAGTTTAAAAATACAACAAAAAATAAACAATTAAATTATACATATATGAACACACTACAAAACGTTTACGACAAGTTAGCCGACAAAACGGAATTAGCAAAACACGAAGTTGAATTAGGTTTAGCGCAAGATATTGCAGCAGCGGTAAACGCAACACTTGAATTTAAAGAAAAAAGAAAAGCGGCTTGGAACAAAGCAAGTACGCCTTTAATTGGATTGTATGATATTTTAAGAACTGAATACCAAACGGCTTTAAAAGCACAAAAAGGTATTGAAGACTTAAAACAAAAAACAGCTACATTAGGACTTGAAGTTCCTGCAAAAATGTTAGAAAACGAAAAAGTAATTAGTGCAGTTTTAAAATCATCACAAGCAAAAGTTAGTGCATTAGATAAAATAATAAACCAAATACCAAATTTAGTATTATGAAAACAAGCGTAATTAATCAAATCAAAACACTTTTAGGAATGGAAGTGAAATTGGAAACAATGAAATTAATGGACGGCATCACAATTTTTGAAGCTGACACTTTTGAAACTGATAAAGAAGTTTTTATAGTAACTGAAGACGAACAAAAAATACCAGTTCCAATCGGAGAATATGAGTTAGAAGACGGACGTATTTTAGTTGTAGAAGTTGAAGGAATTATTTTAGAAATAAAAGAAGTTGCAACAGAAGAAGAAGTTGTTGAAGAAGCTCCAGAAGTAGAAGAAGAAGTTGAAGCACAAGCAACACCAACAGCAAAAAAGACAATTGAAAGCGTAGTTAAAGAAACGTTCTTTGCAGAAATAGAAAAATTAACACAAGAAAATATAGAGTTAAAAGCACAATTAGAAAAGTTGTCTAAAGTTGACGAAGTTGCAAACGAAGTAACCGAACTTGCAGACGTAAAACCTATTGCGTTTAACCCTGAAAATACGAATGAAGTTGAACACTTTCAATACGCAAGTAAAAGACCACGTTCAATTATGGATTCAATTATAGAAAAAATAAACAATTAGTATTAACAATTTAAAAACTTAACAAAATGCCATTTGGTTCAAACCCAGTAATTACTACAACTTACGCAGGTGAGTTTGCAGGTAAGTATTTAGCAGCAGCTTTATTGTCTGCACCAACATTAGAGCAAGGCGGAGTATCTATACTTCCAAACGTTGCTTACAAACAAGTTATGCAAAAAGTCGCTACAGGTGACATCGTAGCAAACGCAACTTGTAACTTCACAGCTTCAGGAACGGTAACACTAACTGAAAGAGTATTAACAACTGAAGAATTCCAAGTAAATCTTGAACTTTGCAAGTTAGACCTTGCACAATCTTGGCAATCGGCAAGTATGGGTTATTCAGCGTTTAAGACGTTGCCTAAAACTTTTGCAGACTTTTTAATTGCACACGTAGCAGCTAAAGTAGCGGCTAAAATTGAAACTACAATTTGGAACGGAACAAACGCAACAGCAGGAGAGTTTGCAGGTTTTAAAACTTTGATGTTAGCAGACCCAGACGTTATTGACGTACTAAACCCATTAACAACAACTTTAGACGCAACAACAGTAATTGGCGAAATCGGTAGAACAGTAGACGCTATTCCTGCAGCACTTTACGGAAACGAAGGTTTGAGAATTTATGTTTCTCAAAAGATTGCTAAATTGTATGTTCGTGCATTGGGTGGTTTTGCAGCTTCAGGTTTAGGGGCAAACGGAACAAACACACAAGGAACACAATGGTACACAAACGGAAGTTTATCTTATGATGGTATTCCAATTTTTATGGCTAACGGACTTGGAGCAAACAATATGATTGCAACAACTGTAGACAACCTTTATTTTGGATGCGGACTTTTAAATGACAATTCACTTGTGAAAACTATTGATATGGCGGATATTGACGGAAGTAACAACGTTAGAGTTATTTTACGTTACAACGCAGGTATTCAATACGGTATCGGTTCAGACGTAGTTCTTTACGGAGTATAACATTAAATAAAAAGCG